ACTTGAGGAGCTGCAGGTCGCCCTTTTCGGACAGCTTGCTGAATTCGCTGCGTCCAAGGCGCTTAAATACAACGTCAAACGTGCTGGAATCGAAGGTGCCGCCGTCGCTGGGCTCCTCGACGGTAACGGGCCATTTGAAAGTCTTGACCTTTTTGCGGACAAACGCCATTGACTGGAAGGCACTGCTCACCAATCATACACGCAATAAAAAAGGGGCGACCATGGCGCCGCCCCTCTTGAATTGGCCTGCCTGCCGAATCAAGTATAAACAATGCTGAATTCATCATTGCCGCTTGTGCTAGGCACAGCGGTGTAAGGAATGTTCAGCATGTGAATGCCGTCCTGATCGCTGTAGGACACGTCGCCGATGTCGATCCTGGTGGAGGCGAAATCGACGATGTTGCCAGCGGTCTGACCGTGCTGGAACAGCAGGTTGCCCAGGCTGCCGTCGCTCAGAGCAGCAGTGAAGTAGTTCTTGGTCGCCATGGTGACGGCCTCGAGAGCTACCGTGCCGGTGGAAGCGCGATCGGTCAGCAGCACCTCTTTGGTGCAGCCGACGAGCTCGCGGTACACCAGGGTGTTGCCCACGTCGAACGTTACAGACTGCAAACAACCGGCGTAGGAGAGCAGCTCGAAGCCGGTGGTGTTGCCGTTCTTGAACACGACAGGGGTAGCCTGGTTGGCATAGGTCACGGCCGGCAGAGCGGTGTCGGTCGGCGTGTTGTAAATGCCAGTGAAAGTGAAATCGATCGTTGGAATTTGACCAACAGTGCCATTGATGGTGAAAGTTCCACGAGCACCAGTAACCTTATGCAGAACACCATCAATGTTGTAATAGATGGTTGCGCTGCTAAAGGAAGAGCTCACCGGGGCGTAGGTGACGCTTGTGGTGGCGACGATCGTTTCGCTCAGACCACAAGCCTTCAGGGCCTTGCCGTAGCGAGGAGCGGTCCCGGCAGTACCAGAGCCGGCCAGTTCAACACTGAAGGTGCACTCCACCCGGGTGTTGGCCAGGAGCTGCTCTGACGCGCCCAGGTAGGGACGAACCAGATCGCGGCTGACAACGTCACTCTGCAGAGGAGTGATGTTCAGATCCCTCACCAGCACCGCGTCGGCGCCGTCTGGAGTCGGATCCGTCCCGTAGGTCGATTCCGTCTCCAGCAGAATCAGACGCTTGCGAGTCAGAAGGGCCATTGGAAATTACCTCTTGGGTTTCAGGGGGAGCGGTCCGTTCAACAAGGACGCGGACGCCAGTTTCGGGATCAAGGATGTAGGAGCCACCCTGCCCATGGAACTCATCAATCATGGTAGTCGCCTCAGGTTGAAAGATCGCCCACTGAAGTGCGGTAACGAACAATGTAAATAGAAAAGATAACACCAACCGGTTGGTCGGCATCTTGCATTGTGAATTCTGTTTCTCCAGGCTGAACGTCAATTGCTATTCCACCAAGAGTCAGATCAGCCATGATTGCGGAATGCGCTGCAGCGATAACTGGATCCGCAAGTTGATCTGGGATCTCTCCGCGAACGATTACAGCAACCCTTACCTGCATCGAATGATCGAGTGTCGGTAGGCATGTGTTCTGCTCTACGTCATTCCGCACTGGCTCCACGATGACGGCCGGAGACTCGCCCCTGGCCAGCGGCGTGACCCTGCTGCGATACACGGTGGCGCCCAGCGTCGCCGAGCCGGTTAACGCAGTCTTGATGGCCTCAAGGATCTGCTCGCGCTTGGTAGCCATCAATGCACCTCAGAAGCAACGATTCGACCGCGCTTGAGAGTGATGTTCTGCGTTCCGCTGTGATTGGCAATCATCAGCGAAATCTCATCATTAGCGGCCATGCTGATCATCCAGCTTGTGACGAGCTTGGCCTCGTTACTACTTGAACCAGTATTTGCTCTGCACTCCGTTTCATCAATTGCTGTTCCGTTTTTCGCTAGCTTAATCCCGAGTGTTTGATTGTTGCTAGCGGTAGCATCAATGCTTCCGTAGAAGCGCATTAGCTGCGTAGCGCCACTTGTATTTTTAAGTCCAAACAAATCAGTTGTCCCAAGAATCATCCCCGAGGCAGTTGCGCTATCGAATGTTGCAGTCAATCCCGTGACCTTATATACGCCCTGGGTTAGCCCGCTGATTGTTCCATCGGTAATCTTGCTTGCCTGACCGCGAACCGGCGTGCCCTCGATGTAATAGGGCAAGGCGGACCAGGCGCTGCTGCCATTGCCAATCTTGAAGCGTCGGGTATCGGTCTCAATCCCCATCTCCCCGAACAACAGCGTCGGGTTTACGGCTGTCCAGTTGGCGGCCGTATCACGCCGCAATCGAACCCGGGCAACGCTACTCATGCTCCACCGCCATCAAGAACGTTGCCATCAATGTAATCGGTGGCAGCGGATCCACCATCTACCTCTGGATCAAGCTGCTCGATGCCTAAATCATCGATTATCACTTCAGCGCTGTTTGCATCAATCGGCGTAGTCACCACCGAAGTAGGTATATCAACATCGCGCTGAAGGCTTATTTGCACGAACACGCCGTCATGCACTAGCTGCGTTGCTCGAACCGTATACGGAACGCCGTTAACGCTTACCTGTGACCCATAAAGCAAATGGCCAAATTCTGATGCCGCACAAGTCAGCGTATAGTCTGTCGTAATAATCTGATTATCAATGATCATTTCGCTCGGCATATCGAAAATGCCGAGGCCAGAAATGGCGCCACTGACAACAGTGACGCCAAAGTCTGCCATATAAATAGCAGGATCGTCTACGATCACTGATACTTCTTGGCGCCGAAACCGGTAACCGAAATGATCGAGCTAGCGGTGCCAGTCTCGGTGTGGATGTTCACGCGCACATAACGCTTGACATCGTCTTTCGAGATGGTCACGGAGCCGAGATATGCCGCGTTGGCAATGTCGGTAAAAGCACCGCCGGTAATGGCTTCGTAGCCACTGCCGCTCGCGTCGCTGTGCTCCAGGCGCACCGAGAAGCCAGCAGAAGCGCCAGCGGCCGTTGCCTGCATCACGAACACGACGTCGCCGTCATAGCCCATCAGATCCACACCACTGCCGGCGCCGGTGGCCGTCACGGTTGCGGGGGCATAAGCGCTGAAGTGCTGCAGCGCTTCAAAATTGCGTTGGCTCAGGGCCATGGATCAGTCCTCCTGGGAAAGTGGTTTGATGGTGCGACGCACAGCAGGCTTTTTCACCTCTGGTGCGGGCATGGGGCAAACAGGCTCTGGAGGCGCAGGTGCCTCGCAGCGCACAGCTCGACTGAGGCCAACCAAGAGCTGGCCTTCACTCTCGGAGAGGTCGAGCACCTCACCGGTTGCCCGGGAGGTGCCGCGAACCATCACGTCAGTGGTCAGCTTGAACCAGCTCATCAGGCGTTGCCGGAGCCGAACACGAAAGCACCGGGGTTGCGAACACCGAAGTCCACATCCTGGAAAGCCACGATGCGAGTGGTGCCCTTGGTGCTGTTGCTGTAGGGATCGACGGTGATGTCGACGCCGGACCAGAAGCCGAAGATGGCCTGGCTGAAGTCGCCGAAGATCACGTTCGAGCCGATCAGCTGGTTCGACACGCGAGCGCCGTAACCGTTGACCTCGTTGTTCTCCCAGATGAAGCGCTCGCTGTTGGTGTTGCGCAGCGTCTGCTTCAGAGCACCGCGAACGTGAGCGTTGCCCACATAGAACATCGAATCCACGTCCAGGTTGGCCACCGAGACGGTGGTCTCCATGTTGACGTAGTCGGCGAAGGTGCCGAAGTAGTAGGTGGTGCCGTCGATGGCCTTGTTGGTGTCAGCGTTGCTGGCCAGGGTCTCCGAGCCAACACCGGTGATGTTCTTGATGCCCAGCAGAGCAGAAGAGCCACCCAGTCCGTAGATGCCGGAAGCGTCGATCGCCAGGGCGATGGACTCAGCCAGGTCAGCGCGAACCATGGCCTCAACATCCATCGAAGCCTGCTGCATCAGGCGACGTGTGATGTCAACGAAACCGCCCAGCGACTTGGGGGTCATCGAGATCTGACCCAGGGTCATTGCGCTCTCGGTGACAGCGACGTCCTCACCCACCCAGTAGGCAGTGGTGGCGCCAGTCTTCTTGGGGATGTCCACGTTGCCGACCAGGCCGGTCAGCGTGGTGACATTCAGGCCCAGCAGAGCGGAGCGGTTACGAACCAGGTCGATGAACGAACCGGTCAGCAGTTGCGTGTCGACCAGGT